TGAAGGTCAGAGAATAGTCAATAAATTTATGCCCGCCCAGCAGCAGGCTGAATTTTTCCTGAAAACTGCTAATGCCTTTGCTCAGTATAAGGCTGGTAAACTTTCAGAGGCTCAGGTAAAGACCCAGATCAAACAGCAGGCTCTCCTCGAGGCTCAGGCCGTTGGTCAGAAGCTTAGTAACAAGATGGCTGATAGACTGGCTGATTATCAGTTCAAAGCCATGGCCGCTGAGTATCGTGCTAACGCCGCTTATTATAATGGCTTCTACAACGATGCTTGGCAGGCCGGTATGTCCAAAGCTACTCAGGCTCGCTATGAATCTAATGCTGCTCGCATTGCTTCGCAAATGTCCGAAATCTTTAAAGATCGTGAAAAATCGTCTTGGAAGAACAATTCTACATATTACAACATAATGGAACTTCTTAAAGACATTCTTGGACCTGTAGGTAATGCTGTTGGTACATTTTATTTAGGTGGTAAACTTGGAGCAGCCAAAAAAGCCACCAAGGCTGCTCACGGCTGGAGTTTATCTACCCCTAATCCTTATTATTAATCTTTAACCCCTTCCGGCTTATAGCTGGAAGGGATTCTTGACTCGATCAACATTTTAAAATGTTATTTACCCCTGACTCGATTAACATTTTATAATGTTATTTAACATTATATTCTTTGGAATTTCATAATAAAATGCTATCTTTGTAATGTAATCAAAAACAAAGGATATGAAAACAAACAAATTATTTCGGGTTAATGTTGAGAAAGCTAATGCTATTTATTCAGTGTTTAAAACTTGTAGTGTTTTTACAATATTGTTGGATGGCACTTTGATTCCTGTCTATGACTTTAGTGGTAATAACGTTCGTTCGTCTTTGAACAGTCTTCGCAAGTATTATCCTGACTCTGTAGTTAGGTATCATTTTAAGTCTTCTTTTTATGATCAGAATACTTTACCTACTCCTTTTCATTTAACTTATTCTGATTGTATTCTGTTCTTTTAGGGCTGTTTTTACAGCCCTTTAACACTGTCCGTAGGACACCATTAACGCAGTGAGAGCGCCGGACGAAGTCCGTGTCGCGGAATCGCGTAAACATCCTAGCGCCCTTGAGTAATGCGCTTACTCTTGCGGCACTCTTGCTTTGCATTATGTTAACTACAGTCCACGCCGTCAACGAAGTTGACCCGTAAACACCCTTACGTCGTGTTCAGTCAAATTATGAAATCCACACTTTTGCCCGAATGGGAATCAGGTTTCTCCATTCCCTGATTCAACCTCTTAATCCTAAATATGCAAAAGTGACACTATAAATACCGGATTTTAATGGATTCGAAGAATCCAATGCGCGCTGGAGTGCTCGAGCTAGGCGAGCAAATAAAACAAAAGTTTTCCCGGACGAGAGCACAGCGAAAAAAAATTGTGAAAAAAATATGAAAAGATTTTGATGTTTCAGAAAAATATTTGAATATTTGTATATCACAATTTTAAAATAAACAGATATGTTATTCAAAGTACTTAAACATCCGAAGACACAGGATCCTCAACGACCGATGGAACCTGAAATTTACGTAGTAGAGGAAGGAGAATTGTTACACTTCCTGCATGAAAATGCAAAACCCGGCAGTAATTCTGTTTTGGTTTTTGACGTTTTCCCGGAAGAAAACCTCTATTTACTAAGTAACGATAAGGATTAAATTTTACAGGACATGAACCAACAGGAATTCATACAAAAAGTCTTTTCAATGTGTCAGCATCAGATACAGACTAAAAATCCATATACTGGTGAGTTGATCATGGTTCCTTGCGGAACATGTCCTGCTTGTCGTTTTAATAAGTCTATCCTTTCTCAAAATAAAGTTCATGCGCAATCTCTGGTTTCTCGTCATGTATATTTTATCACTCTTACTTATGCCCAGAGGTATATTCCGTATTATGAATACGAAATCGAAGCTTTGGATGCTGATTTTCTTGCGATTACTGCTCATTGTCGCAATCGTAACCCTATGTATAGTACTTATACATATCGTGGTGCCAAGCATAAGTTAAGAGTTCGTGGTCTTGCATCGCCTAAGATAGAAACGTTTTCCTTTTCGGTAAACCGTGATTATTGGACTTCCTATGTACGGAAGGCCGATCTTTCGTATAATGGTAAATATCCTGAGCTTTTAGGCCGTATTCCTTACCTTTTACATGACGATGTGGCCCTTTACATGAAGCGTGTGAGAAAATATATATCTAAATTAGGAATAAATGAATCAGTACACACATACATTGTGGGAGAGTATGGACCAGTCTCTTTCCGCCCGCATTTCCATCTCTTATTATTCTTTGACTCCGACGAACTCGCCCAGAACATTGTCAGAATTGCAGGTTCGTGTTGGAGATTTGGACGTGTCGATTGCTCTGCCTCGAGAGGTAGCGCTGAAGACTACGTTAGCGCGTATCTTAATAGCTTTAGTTCTATCCCCTTACATATTCAGGAAATTCGTGCTATTCGGCCTTTCGCAAGATTTTCAAATAAGTTCGGATACGCTTTTTTCGAGCCTTCGATTAAGAAAGCTCAATCGGGTGACTTCGATGAAATCCTTAATGGAAAGAGCTTGCCGTATAATGGCTTTAATACCACTATATTCCCATGGCGCTCGATTATCGATACCTGCTTTTACAGACCCGCTCTACGTAGACATAGCGATATTCATGAACTTACAGAGATATTACGATATGCTAGAAACTTTAAACAAAGACCCGCACTCCAGAAGGCAACCTTGTTCCAGTCCCCCGGAATCATGTATGCATACCTTCAGGACTTAGGACCTTCTGCTGCAGCTAAATTTATAGAATCTGACTATCCTTTGCACCGTATTTTCTCCTTTCTTAAGCTTGATTATATGAAAATAATTCAGGGAGAACCTTCCGAGGTGCGAAGTTTTCATTCTCGGTTGTATACATTTCTTCGGCAGTCCGAACTATTCCTTAATGGAATTGGTTATACCCTGCTGTCAACACGAGTAGAATATTCGTTGATTAAGAAATCACTTGAAAACTCAATTAAATTTTACAATGAAAGAGAAAGAAAAAGCCTCCAAGATCTTTTCCATGATTCTGAAGCTTTTGAGAGCGATTGGTCGGATATTTTTTGGGATCGGAAACAAGAAAAGGTCAGACGATTCGTAAATTCGGATTATGGAAATCTTTGCCGTGATAAACTTCATAGCGAGATTCGAAAGCGTATAAAACATAGAGAAATTAATGATGCTGTAGGTATATTCACTAAACAATCTTATAGAAATCATGGCGAAATATAAGGTGTATATTTATCAACACAATGCCGATACCTTTATCGAGGATCAGTATTTTTTAGTAGCTACAACCTTTGTTAATGCACGAGATGTGGTCAGTCTGACTAAAAAAATGGATATATTAAATAAAGTTTTTGATTATGCTTTTGATCCTTTGTATTATACTGATTGTTATCTCGGAGACATCTTCCGAATGAATAGTTTACCATGCAGCGACAAACCAAAACAAACTAAAATTCCATTCTAATGAGTTTATTCAACATGTCAGCCGTGAAAAATCATCCCAGACGTTCCGGTTTTGACTTATCTAATAGAGTATGCTTCACCAGTAAGGCTGGTGAGTTGCTCCCTGTATTCTGGGATATCGTTTACCCCGGAGATTCTTTTAAAATTAAGACCCAGCTTTTCACCCGTACTCAGCCGTTAAACACAGCTGCTTATACCCGTATTCGTGAATATCTGGACTTCTATTTTGTACCTCTCCGTTTGATTAACAAGAACTTACCTACTGCCTTGATGCAGATGCAGGATAATCCCGTTCAGGCCACCGGACTGTCTTCAAATAAGGTCGTGACTACTGATATTCCCTGGATTACTGTTAGTAATACTAATTTTTCAGGTCTTGGTACTCTTAGTACTCTTTATACTTCGTCTTCTAAAGATTTTTCCAACCTTTTGGGATTTAATTCATTAACTCTGTCGGCGAAATTGTTAATGTATCTTCGGTATGGTAATTTTCTTCCGAGTAGTGTTGACGTGACGAAGTCTGCTAGTATAGGTCTTTCGTCTTCCTTGGATCTTCGTAGTTCGGAAACATCTTCTACTGGTTGGACTTCAATGCACATTCTCCCCCTTGCTGCTTATCAAAAGGTTTATGCTGATTTTTTCCGTTTTACTCAATGGGAAAAAAATCAACCATATACTTATAACTTCGACTGGTATTCCGGAGGAAATGTTCTTGCATCCTTGACTTCTCAGACTCTTGCAGAGAAGTATTATTCTGATGATAACCTCTTCACTCTTCGCTACGCCAATTGGCCGAAGGATATGTTCATGGGTGTAATGCCCGATTCTCAGCTTGGTGATGTGTCTGTTGTTGATGCTTCCGGATCCGAAGGAACTTTTCCTGTTGGATTAGTTGATGTAAGTGATGGTTCATTACGTGCTGGACTACTTGCTCGTAGTGGTTCTAGTCCTACTCAACACTCTGCTTTGGAAATGCAGACTTCATCTATTCTTAATGCTAATACTACATATGGCGTTTATGCACAGCGTGCTGCTGGATTGGCTTCCTCCTTTTCTGTTCTGCAACTCCGTATGGCAGAGGCTGTACAAAAGTATCGTGAAGTATCTCAGTTCGCCGATCAGGATGCCCGTGGTCAGATTATGGCGCATTTTGGTGTGTCTTTAAGTCCCGTTCTTTCAGATAAGTGTGTTTATCTTGGAGGTTCCAGTTCTAATATCGATCTTTCAGAAGTAGTTAATACTAATATTACTGGTGATAATGTTGCTGAAATCGCTGGTAAAGGTGTTGGTACCGGCCAGGGAAGTTTTTCTGGTCAATTCGATGAGTATGGTATTATTATTGGTATTTATCATAATGTACCTCTCTTGGATTATGTGGTTACCGGACAACCTCAGAATCTTCTTTATACGAATACTGCAGATCTTCCGTTCCCGGAATTTGATAGTATCGGTATGCAAACCATTCAGTTTGGTCGTTTTGTAAATAGTCGTGAAATTAAATGGACTTCCGGCGTGGATTATCGTATTCAGACTATGGGATATCTTCCCCGTTTTTTTGATGTGAAAACCCGTTACGATGAAGTTCTTGGTGCCTTTCGCTCGACCCTTAAGAATTGGGTCGCTCCACTGGATCCTTCCTATGTTTCTAAATGGTTACAATCATCTGTAACTTCTTCCGGAGCGTTGGCTTTGAACCTCAATTATGGTTTCTTTAAGGTAAACCCCCGTGTTCTGGATAGTATTTTTAATGTTAAGTGTGATGATACAATCGATACTGATCAGTTTTTAACCGCCCTGTATATGGATATTAAAGCTGTCCGTAACTTTGATTATGATGGAATGCCTTATTAATTTTTGTTATTATGGAAAAAGAAAAAGAAAAAGATAAGACAGTTGAAACCCCCGCGTTAGATGCTGCCAGAGTTTTAAAGTCTGCGATTTATTGTCAGATTGGTCCGGTTGAAATGCTTCGCTATGTAAAAGATGATGATGGAGTAATTCATTACGTTTCAGATGTTAACCTCCTTATGAATGCCGAACGTCTTCGTAATCAGATTGGCGAAGAATCGTACCTGAATCTTATTCGTGGAATACAGCCTAAAAAATCTCCGTATGATAATAAATATACAGACGAACAATTGTTTACAGCAATTAAGTCCCGGTTTATACAAACTCCTTCCGAAGTCCTTGCTTGGATTGAATCCCTTGGATCAGCAGGAGACTCTATCCGCTCTGAGCTTGATGCACTCACGGAATCAATACAACCCAATCAGCAGTCTGAGGCGACTGGTGATTCTGGAAAAGTTGCTGAATAATGCCAATTGATCCTGGAACGGCCACCCTTGCTACCGGTGGTCTTTCTCTTGTATCTGGTTTATTCGGTTCCGGAATGTCCAATAAGTCTGTAAAGCGTTCCATTAAAGCCGCTAAAGAGATCAATCAGATTAATAACGAATTCAACGCTTCGGAAGCATTGAAGAACCGTGATTTTCAAACCTCTGAACGCGAAGCCTCGCAACAATGGAATTTGGATCAGTGGAACCGTGAAAACGCATATAACGACCCGTCTGCACAACGTGCCCGTATGGAAGCTGCTGGCTTTAATCCCTATAACATGAATATAGATGCTGGATCTGCTTCTACGTCCGGTGCACAGTCGTCTCCCGGTTCTGGTTCTCAGGCCTCTGCTTCTCAGGTACCTAGTCTTCCGGCTTATACCGGATATACTGCTGATTTTCAGAATGTAGCCTCTGGTATAGCACAGATAGGTAGTGCTATTTCCAGTGGTATCGACGCTAGGCTAACGAGTGCTTATGGAGACGATTTGATGAAAGCTGACATTATGTCGAAGATTGGAGGTAATTCTGAATGGCTTACCGATGTGTATAAACTAGGCCGACAGAATGAAGCACCCAACTTGCTTGGTATCGATCTGCGTAAAAAACGTTTGGAAAACCTCTCTGCTGAGACGGATATTAAAGTAGCCCTTGCTCAAGGCACTCTTCTTGGACTTCAAGCTGAAGGTCAGAGAATAGTCAATAAATTTATGCCCGCCCAGCAGCAGGCTGAATTTTTCCTGAAAACTGCTAATGCCTTTGCTCAGTATAAGGCCGGTAAGCTTTCAGAGGCTCAGGTAAAAACCCAGATCAAACAGCAGGCTCTTCTTGAAGCTCAGGCTGTTGGTCAGAAGCTTAATAACAAGATG